ATCTTATTAACAAACGTATTTTCATTAACTTTGTGCACATAAGTGTACTCCCTATTCAATCTTTCCATATTTTCATTTATATATTTAATTCCATAGGCGTTAACTACGCAGTTAAGCCCTGCTTCATATCTCTTCTCAAAAAATTTACTCAAATTTGGAAAAGGACTAGGAAAAGATTTAGACAAAGCCAAAATGGCAATGTCATCAGAATCTAAACCCCATTCCAATACAAAATTTTCATTATCTACTAAAATGTGATTTTTATCTCTGTCATGATAAATAACAATCACTCCTTTATTTCTGGCAACAAAATGCTTTGGAACCAAAATATGTCGTCCTGATACTACTCCAAACCCTTTCACTCTGTGACCATCAAAAATCAAATCTATCTCCTTAACGGCTTTTTGGACAAACAATGTATTTGAAGCCACACTACTATCGGGGAACTTAAAATCACTCCTCCAACTTTGAGGCTCAAACTTGAGCGCTGGCTCTCCCGCAAAACTTCCTGTTCTACGAAAATTTTCCATATTTTCTTGATGTTGAGCCCATTGTTTCTTTAATTTGGGAAATAATGCTCTTTTAATTATATAAAACATCAACATTTCCAAACCAAAAATAATTATACCTAAAATCACTGTACAAATTTTCCTTGTCAAAGCCACGTCCGACAAAACTTTCTTAATATAATATTTGGCTGAATATTTTAAAATTTGTAAAAAATACTTAGTTTTAAAAAATCCTGACGCGAATATATCGCCCCAAGTTCTATCCATTTCTCCCTCGTAATCATCATCATCAAATGGTACTAAACTTCTCGCACCTAAATCAATTTCTTCATCCACTGTATTAGTAGGATAACTATTTTCATAAATATCAAAATTTTCTGGTCTACGATAATAACGAGATCCATTCAAAACAACATCTTCGTCAATGTCCTCTCCACGAGAACCAAACAACCATGAAGACCAAGTTTTGCCGGTGGTATTATTTCCTCCTACCTGAGCAACAAAATTCTCTCCATGTAACATATCTTCTGACATTTTCTTAATTTCCTCAATGTCTTCCTTATTTAATTTATTATTATCTACAAAACCTTTCTTCAAGTTATTAAAACCATTAATTATGCTTAAAAGCCATGCTATCAACTTCAACTTGTCTTCTGCTGTATTTATTGTAAATGAATGGGGTATATTTGGATACTTATTCTTAAAATCGCAAGGAAAATCAGTTTCAAATTTATTAGTGTTAATATTAAAATAAGTAAACTGAATCGTACCAGTAACAAAGTCACCGCGCCTAGTAGCTCTACTAAAATCAAACACATAACCTCTACGCCACAAAGCTTTAATATCAGAAATGCAATCTTGTTTAGTTAAACCTTGTAAATGTTGGAACATATTTGTTGTAACCATAATAGTTGGACTATTAAAAAATTTGGTGTCTTTTAAACTTGCATCTGCACACTCTAAAGGCATCTTAACTGACGAAACCATATTAATAATAGTTCGCCACTGACTAATTCCCTGCTGACCCACGTCATCCATAAAAAAT